ATTAGGTTTCTCTTCCATGGCAGAACATAGGTGAGTGGAAGTATGAAAAGAAATGGCAAGTCCTCCAGCACATGGGCGTCAGTCCATGCGCGCAAACCGGAGGTGGGTCCCACGCCACTCGGTGTAACTTGCTAACAGTGACACAATGCATTGCAGTTTTTCGACCGGCTGCTACTACAAAGTGTATGATCCTTTAACGACGCTGCATACTCAGCTTATTTCTTTCTCATGATTTCTTCCAAAAATACACTTGCATTGCGGAATTCCAACATATCATCACCAGAGCCATAAAGACATCCGTCGTCTCTAATGATGGTTGTATAATTCTCCCAATAGTGATTCCACGATTCAGGCAAATCTAAATCAAATTGTATAGGTTCTATGCACTTAGAATTTCTAAACCAATCTTCAATTTCCAGTTGTTTTTCGACATCAATATTAAAAAGTCTCGAAACCAAATGGCGTGTGTTGTCATGGACAACAGTGTCCGGAATAGGTTTCTTTATGGCTTCGAGTAATTGTTCTCTATACCATTGACTTTGCATGTTGATAGCAGTCATAAGCGATTTTTCAGATACACGTGATGTGTGCCTGAGAATCCACTTACCAAACTCCTGCAAAATCGGATTGCCAGCGTATTCATAACATAATGAATAACCTTTTGCTCTTAGTAAACCATCCAAGGTTTGCTTTGAAGAAGTGATGTAACGATTATTAGACCAGCCCGTCTTAGCTAAAACTGGCCTAGGATCAGAAACAACAATCTTGTTATCAGGATCAAAAATCATACCACAAAAACTAGCATCACTTGGTTCTTTGAAGACATCAATCTTCGCCGTAAACCCAACAGAAGTGTAATCGTCAACAGTTGGTATCGCTTCGCTAGGTTCGATGACAAACAAGCCATCATCACCCTCCACAACACCTTTGCAACTGCCACCCTTCTTCCACACAAGGTATTTCATGATCATATAATTACTGAACCCGTTTCCGAGTGAAGTATTCATTTCACCTGACATACGTCTAGCATGGATGCTCGCAATGACGTTTTTAAATTTGAGTACATTTTCACCCATCAAGCATTTCTCGATTAGTCCTAAGTACAAGTCTTTATTCTCTATGTTACTTAACATATATTTATACAATTCCATTTCGATGCATTTCATCATTTCCTCAACAAAATGAGATTCGAATGAAGTATAATCACTCACTAAATATTCTGTACCTGGTTTGATCAAAAGATCAGCAAGGACCATGGGCCGCTCTGGTACTGGAACAGTTTTGATGAATGGATTGATACCATCGTTATCTTGTCCTGGATAATGAAAAACTTCTTCGGAAATTAACCAGAATATCGGACCAAAAACCAATTTCATATAATCATTCCTACTGTAGATACCCCTCAAAGGTTTGTATTTGTCATACGTCTCGCTTTTTGTGAAACATTTGACGGTGTGTAACCATTTGTCAGGGATCTGGTGATCGTGATTGTATTCATTATAG